CGTAAATACCGGAGCCGGATGCCACGTCCGTAAGGTCACCCATCCATCTCCATGACTCTGTAATATGGTTGCGGCTATCCCGCCGTAGGCAGGCCAATACCTGCTGAGGTGTGAGCATTTTTGACTCCGGTTATTTATTTAGACTGCGTGTATAGCGTGGCGAGGGAAGGGGAGTCCGACAGGTGCAAATGGGATGTCATCATCGAAATCCATAGGCGGCTCGCTGGATTGATCCGGTCGCTGCTGTTGAGGTTGTCGCGCCTGTTGCTGGCCGCCTGTCGGCTCACCGCTCTGACGCCCGCCTAACATCTGCATTACTCCACCAATCTGAGGTACGTTGATTTCAGTGGTGTAGCGCTCCTGACCAGACTGATCTGTCCATTTGCGGGTGCGTAACTGGCCTTCGATGTAAACCTGCGAGCCTTTCCGCAGATACTCGCCAGCTACCTCCGCAAGCTTCCCGAACACCACCACGCGGTGCCATTCGGTTTGCTCTTTTTGCTCGCCGGTTTGTTTGTCCCGCCATGAATCGGAAGTCGCCAGTGTCATGTTTGCCACCGCGCCACCATTAGGGAGATAACGCACCTCAGGGTCTTTCCCGAGTGCGCCAACGAGGATGACTTTATTTACGCCTCTGCTTGCCATTTATGCCGCCTGAGTTTGTTGTTGAAGTTCTTTGCCGCGAGTCCGGTAGGTTTCCTGCGCCCGGGCCTCATGTTCTTTTGAGTTGCCGAGTTTGGGCCATACATCCTTGTAAGCCGCCTGAAGCTCTGCCACCGACTGCGCCAGCGCCGCTTTATCACCAAACTCTTTCAGCGCATCTTCCGGTGTCGTTGATTGATCCGATGGATCTGCCTGTTGAGCTGAGTCGGATTTATTTTCAGTTGATTCCGCAGGTAATGCCCAACCAGGAAGGTTCGGAACCTGCCACCAGATATTGGTGTACTGATTTGTTTTCTTGTCCTTGAATGAGGCTTTATTCCATCCGTTAGTGCGCTCAACGGAGCAGGTGGCAAATCGCTCCTCCAGTTGATATAAGTACCGGCCAATCCCCCACTGAACAGCAGCGCGTTTCATTGCACCAGAGCGCCCACCTTTTACGGCTTCGACCTGCGTGTTTTCAGCTGCGTCCCACTTCGTTATCCATTCACCGTCAACCTTAATGGAAATGCCGCATTCCACCCCACCGTTGTTCGGGATATCGCGGTACTCATTGCGCCAACCAGACTTTCCGCAAACGTCATCAAGGCGTTTCATAATTGCCCGGTTAGTTACATAGGCGAGAACCATTGCCCATGGGCCAGATTTTGCAATTCCACATTGCTGCACTCGCCATTCAATGTCACTGGCACTGAAAGGCTCATCTAATTTATTCAAATCCATGATTCACCTCAGAATGGCATTTCATCGCCAAGGAAATCGCACTTATTAATCCGCTCAACGCGGGCCATATCCAGACAGTGGCGCTTCATTTGTTTATTGCCATCCTTGCGCCAGTAAAGAGCCTCGATAACATGGTATTTCCGCTTCAGCCGGCTAAGCTCCGGCGTTCTTGCTGGCGTTACGGGGATCATGATTCCTCCTCTTCTGGCTCGGGGAATTTCTCTGGTGCGTCAAGGTCTTTCATCAGGCGAATGAGCGCATCGTCTGACCAGTCTTTAACGGGCGTATTCATTTCTTTCTCCGGTACCACGGAATATTCACCGCTTTGCGAATTTGCTCGTAGGCCGACATCCACATAACGCCGTCACCCAAATAACGGGCAATAACGGCCTTGTTCTGTGCTGCTTTAAGTGCTGCGTGGTTTATTTGCATAACGACCTCAACTGGCACATTGCGGCGCGGATAAGCTGGCGAACTTTGCGGTGTAGTTCAGATTCAGGCGGGTAATAAGCGGACATGACGCCGCTTCCCGCGAGGCTAAGGTGCATCATGGGGTAGGTTCCTTTTTGTGTGATTGCATAGCAAAAGCGCCTCTTGTGAAGCGCTGTAGATATGCCTATTCTTTATTTTTTGATTAAAAATGGGCCAGTTTATGAGCGATGAAAAATTAGCTTTAGGCAGCGTGGTTACTGTTAAGCATTTCCCTGACGAGTGGTTTGTTTTTTCTGTGATAATCAATAACTCATCGGAAATGGTTACTCTTTATAATCCGAAGAGTCAGGATAAAATCATTCTCCCGATACAGGAGGCATCAGCTGCAATTGATGAAGTTATTAAAGACCCGTAAAAAAGCCCCGGCTGGCGGGGCAAATAAATATCAAGGAATAATTTCTCAATCTAACCAGAACAGGTCTTCGCTCCTGTTTGGTTACGAGCGATATTGCTCACTATCGACTCTCTGTGAAAGTCGATAAGGGGCTTATTCGCTTTCTTCCACAACAATTAATTCGACGTCAAATCCTGGATAATCTCTGCCGTTGTCTAGGTCATAAATCATCTGGCTTTTAAAACCAGATGTGTCAACTTCCATTTCTGCCAGTTCATTTCTCGTAACGTAAACTGTAATTTTCATCACGCCTCCCCAAGCGCTTTGCTGATAGCTACGCGGGCCTTGTTCATTACTCCGTACCAATCCGGGTAAGTAACGTTTCGGCCTTCTGCCATCGCCTTTTCAGCTAATTGCAAAGCAGTTAGCAACTCTGGAGCTGCGGCTATGAGTCTGGCGTTAGCATTCTGGACTTCATCGCTTTCACCGAAATCGACATAAGCTACCGGGATTACCATGCCATATGACTGATCATCATCTTCACTAACCGGGCCAATCCCTCTGCCGGCTGATTCTCTTACCCACGGCCCGGGCGTTCCTCTAAATTCCATATCCCTCACCTCTGTTAACGTTGCTAATAAAAAAGGCCGCCTAAGCGACCAGTGAATGATTGCCGGGATGTTTAGCCACGCCCGGCGCGTGGTCTCTCGTGTACCCCTACAGCGAGAAAATGTGTAAAATTGAATCACCCTTACAGCACGAGAGTGATTTATATGTCTGATATTCCATCTATGATTTTTCCAATCGGGCTCACTTATCCGATGGAAGTCTTTCTCGACCCCAATACAGGTGAGCTGGTTTTTGAATGTCACCAACTAATCGGGAATGTAAGCCATAAGTTTCGCTTTCTAATGGAGCCGAAGGCAGCACTAACGCTTCTGTCCGTGCTCCCTGCAATTCAAAGAGACGGGGCTCATATAATCGAAGAAAAAGCCAAGCTAAGTTCCTTGCAATAGATCTCATAATTAAGCCCTCATATCCTTCTGGTGATGAATAACATCATCACCAGCCACATTGCATTTGTTAATGCGACTGAAATCGCAATCACTGAAAGAACAAGGTTTACAGAATCACTGCATTCCATACCTACCTCGCTGTAACGTTATTTGATTTACGATGCCCTGCTGCGTACATAGCTACCTCGGGCAAGCAGCATGAGCCGCCTATATCGGTATCCCGTGACGCAATAAGCGAAGTGGCTTTCAGTACACGGTTAGAACAGTCTTCTGACAGACGTGAGAATGCACGGTCTATCTTCTTGGCTAATTGCTGGTTGTCGCGCTTTTCCTGTTGATGACGTATAGCGCGGAGTAATTTCTTGTGCTCACGATTGGTCATGGCGGCCCCTGTAATTGCACTTCCTTGTGCATTAAAAGTTATTTGTTTTTGCGGTCCCACATCCAGTCGCTTACTACTGACCAGATAGTGAATGCCATGCCGATTGCGAAAGTGGCAACCATGCAACCGAGAATTGGGTTGGTAATAATTTCAATCATGTTATTTCCCTCTGGTGAGATGGCTTTGGTGGTGACGTGCCAGCTGCTTATCCTCTGGTCGCCGTCATGCGGCTGCATTTCACATCACCCCAAACCCATCTCGTTTGGTATTGTTGGGCCGAAACAGCCCCTGTGTTGTTAAAGAGCATTCACCGTCCTGGTGAGTAGTGCGTCCTGCTGATGGGGTAAAGATATGCGTTATGCGCAAATGCGTCAAGCGCATATTTATAAATGTGGATAGATTTTTGACACAAATCACTTATGCGTTTGAATGTAATGGAAATATATTTTTTGAGGTTTTAATAAGCGGCTTTGTAATGAGCACAAAAAAGCCCGCATAAGCGGGCACGTATGGTGGGAGGGGAGCTAACCGTGGCGTCTGTACTGCTGTGACTGACTCAGCATCACACGCCCAGCAACGTGAAGCATAGGAGCTTCTTCACTGGATATTGACCACTCACGATATTTTGGGTTGTCAGAGATGACATATAAGTCAGATTTTACTTTCTGAAGACGCTTCACATACATGTCGCCATTGAAGTCGAACACGTATATCCCATCCCCATCAAAATAGCTGACACTGACATCCACAAAAATCAGATCACCTGGCTCAATGGTTCCCTGCATGCTGTCGCCGCGAACGTTGATCAGTTTCACTGAAGACTCCGGTCGGTTGCCAAAAATGAGCTTGGCCTGATCTGCTACATATTCAATTGAACGGATAACCTCAACGACATCTTTCGACGGCGAACCATCGCCTGCACTGGCGGAAACATCAAGTACGTCAACCCTATACACATCCTCCCTCCCTTCTTTTGCGAGTGAATTAATACTGTATATTCCCACAGTATCACTAACAATATTAGAAGAGAATAGTTCAGAAACAGGAACCTCAAGAGCGGTCGCAATCTTTTTGATAAGCGCGTCACTATAGCCCTGAAGTCCCCTTTCAAGGCGCGAGAGATTACCGACGTCGCTATCCGCTAGCGTCGCCAGTTGATTGAGTGTGATTTTCTTCGCCTTGCGGATTTGGCGGATTTTTTCCCCTACGTTCATTTCACTATTAGAAAACATTTTATGCGTTCCTCGCAAAGCGCCTTGCGCAAAATTTGCGGATGTCATATTATGCGTATAACGCATTAAGGAGGCGGTAATATGCAAACACCACTAAGAAAAATGCGTGTAGAGAAAGGTTTCACAATCTCTGATGTAGCAGCTGCCACTCAAATTGATGTTGGCAACCTGAGTCGGATCGAGCGTGGCATTCAAATTACATCTCTCGAAACGGCGGAGAAGCTCGCAAAGTTCTTCAAACAGGAAATCTCAGAGATGCAGATTCTCTATCCGCAACGTTACATGAAAGCTGATAACGCAGCTTAAGCAACACGCTCTTTAATAACCTGCGGGCTGTTTCGGCCCACTCTCACATTCGCATCACCCGATGCGACTCATTAACTATTCACTAAAGGGAAGTATCAACGATGGAACACGCAAACAAACGCAATGAGGCGCTCCGCATTGAGAGTGCATTACTCAACAAAATCGCATTACTCGGCACTGAGAAAACAGCCGCAGCTGTAGGTGTGGATAAAGCGCAGATTAGCCGGTGGAAACGAGACTGGATACCCAAGTTTTCGATGCTTCTCGCCGTTCTGGAGTGGGGTGTTGTCGATGACGAAATGGCACATCTTGCCCGTCAGGTTGCATCAATCCTGACCAAAGAAAAAGCCCCAAACGCGCCAACGTTTGAGGCCTGATAACACTGTGTTACGCCAACACAATATCTATAACTGGAGAATATCATGATTTTGACAGTAAGCAAAAACGCACTGCTGAGTGCAATGATTTTTCAGGCTAAAGGCGACGTTTGTTATTACCTGAATGGCGTCTGTTTCGCTCCGGATAAAAAACTCTACTCCACTGACGGTCACCGCGCATTTATCGGTGAGCACACAACTGAAGGACTGGACGATCAGGTCATCGTCACAATCAGCGGCCCGAAGGTCACTAAGTTTGAGACCGCCTCAATCGACACTGATACTGGCATTGTTTCCTACCTTGATGAACATGGCGAACGCTCTTCTGCGGGGGTGTGCAAAGTGGTTGATGGTCGATTCCCCGACGTCGAAAGACTCCGTTCCGCACATGAAAACCAACCGGTAAATGAAATCGGGTTTAACGCAAGTTATCTCGCTGATATCGAAAAGGCTGCAAAGCTCTACAACCCTAAATTCTGCGGAGTAAAAATTAAGCCTGGCGGCTCAGAAAAGGTGGCTGTTGTTGAATTCAATAGCGCGTTCGGTAATGGACAAGTCCTCATCATGCCAATGCGTTTTTAGGAGCTGACAATGAGCAAGCCACTCAGTCCTGATCAGGACAAATTACACAAAAACATTATTCGTGATCGCTACCTGTCCGGTTTCAAGCAGCCTGGTCGATTCCGGGCTGAGTGGGAAAGGGTTAAGCAATTATTCAGAGGTAAAGGTCATGAGTAATCTGGCAACAGTAACACCGATTAAACCTCATCTGGAGGTTGTGGAGTCACGCGTGGCAGAACTCGAAGAGGGCTATACGCGGACTGCAAATACATTGCTTGAGGCTGTGATGCTTTCCGGGCTTACTCAGCACCAACTCCTGATCGTGATGGCTGTGTGGCGCAAAACATACGGCTTCAACAAAAAGATGGACTGGATAGGCAATGAGCAGTTTGCAGAGCTTACCGGGATGGCACCGACTAAATGCTCGACTGCCAAAAACGAACTGATCAGGATGGGGGTGCTTACGCAAGCTGGCAGACAGGTGGGGATGAATAAAAACATCTCTGAATGGAAAACCAAGTTTAACGGAATCGGTAAAACATTTACCGAATCGGTAAAACCAACCTTCACCGAATCGGTAAAATCCTCTTTACCGAATCAGTCAAACACAAAAGACAATATACAAAAGACAATAAAGACAAATACCCCCTTACCCCCGGAGGGGGAAGTGGCGCAGGTTTCTAAACCTGAAAAGCGAAAAGCCGACCGCACTGACTACCAGGCATTCCTTCAGGCGTACAACGAGGAGGTTGGCGAGCTACTCCCTCACGCTGTAGCACTGAACGACACCCGTAAGCGCAGACTGAAGAAACTAATTCCGCAACTCAAGACACCCAACGTCGAAGGCTGGCGAGCATACGTGAAAGCGTTTGTTTCGCAGGCGAAGCCGTTTTATTTCGGACAGAACGATACGGGCTGGGCGGCGGATATCGATTACCTGCTACGCGATAAAACACTGCTGGGTGTTCGTGAAGCTAAATTTGCTGACAAGGGGATGCAATGAGACAGGATATCGAAGCCAGCGTTATCGGCGGCCTGCTAATGGGCGGCCTTACTCCAACGGCCAGTGAAGTGCTTGCGACGCTACCGGCAGAAGCATTCTCCATTCCCGTTTACCAGACAGCCTACAGAGTCATCCAGAAACACGCATCCGTGCGTAACCTGATTGACGGCTTGATGGTTGCCGAGGAGTGCGGGGAAGGGCATTTTGCTGACATCATGGAAACTGCCAAATCATGCCCCAGCGCGGCAAACCTGAAAGGCTACGCCGGAATGGTGACGGATGCCTATCAGCGCCGACTGGTTTTGCAACTGATGGATGAAATGCGCGGGCCAATCAGCAACGGAACGCTGGACGCCTCAACGCAGGCAATGGACGAGCTGGTAAAGCGTCTGGGAGCCATCAGAAAGCCAAAGCAACAGGTGCAGCCTGTACGTCTTGGTGATGTGCTGGACGATTACGCCGAAACGCTGGAGAAGCGCTTACGCAACGGTGAAGAGTCGGACACGATGAAGACCGGTATCGACGAACTGGACGCCATTACAGGCGGAATGAACGCCGAAGACCTGGTGATTATCGCGGCGCGTCCCGGTATGGGTAAAACGGAGCTGGCACTGAAGATTGCCGAAGGTGTGGCTAACCGGAAATTACCCGGCACAGACACAAAACGCGGTGTGCTGATTTTCAGCATGGAAATGAGCAAGCTCCAGATCGCGGAGCGAAGCATTGCGGGCGCGGGAAATCTTTCGGTAAACGTTTTGCGCAACCCGGCGCGAATGGACGACGAAGGCTGGGCGCGGGTATCAAACGGAATTTGCCACCTTGCAGAGCTGGATGTGTGGCTGGTCGATGCCTCAAAGCTCACCGTCGAAGAGATTCGCGCAGTGGCAGAACGGCACAAGCAGGAGCACCAACACCTTTCGCTCATCATGGTTGACTATCTCGGTCTGATTGAGAAACCGAAAGCCGATCGTAATGACCTGGCTATCGCGCACATTTCGGGAAGCCTCAAGGCGTTGGCAAAGGATTTACGAACGCCGGTCATCTCGTTAAGCCAGCTATCCCGCGATGTTGAGAAGCGACCTAACAAGCGGCCTACCAACGCAGATTTGCGCGACTCAGGCAGTATCGAACAGGACGCCGATTCAATCATCATGCTCTATCGCGAGGCAGTGTATGACGAGAACAGTCCGGCAGCGCCTTTTGCTGAAATCATCGTGACCAAAAACCGATTTGGCTCGCTGGGTACAGTCTATCAGCGATTCGTTAATGGTCACTTCATGGGATGCGATCAGGACGAGGCCCGGGCGGTATGCATATCAGCAAACGCGCCGAAGTCTTCCGGCAAGCGTTACGCGAAAGGGGCTGACGTATGAGCATATTCGGCATGGACTACAAAGACGCAATCCTGCGCGAAGATGCAATGGAATGGCTTCTCAGAAATTATTACCGGTTTCCAGACGATATTGCACCCGGCAAATCGATGAGCGTTAACGTTTCCGATGTGATTTTTTCTGACTGGCGGTGGGTAAGGACTCTGGACGGAGAAATTCTTTTCGCTAACTGCATCCAGCCGGGAATAAGCGCTGACGAATTCAATGAAAGGCTGAAAGAAGCCACCTATTAACAGGGCCACTTACACAGTGGCCTTTTTATTTGAGGATAAATCGTGAAAGTAAAAACATCAGAGCTTAGCGGTAAGGCGCTGGATTGGGCAACCGGGATAGCCATCGGTTTCGATGTAAGGACGCAGCCTAATGGCCCTGTCTATTCAACCACTGGTGAGTCATTCAACCCATCAGTGAACTGGCTCCAGTGCGGGAGGATCATTGAGTTTGAAGGAATTGAGTTCAAATGGGTATCAGACGCAACGCTGGAAGCGCATTCATATCTGCATGACCCTCATTATGGCTACGGGTTAACGCATCAGGAAGCCGCATGTCGCTTGATGGTCGTCTCAAAGCTTGGCGATGAGGTAGACATTCCCGATGAGCTGATGGAGGTGGGAGAGTGATAATCGACGAAACAGAAAATCATTACCCGTTTGAAGTTTACGAGGCACATGTTGGTGATGGGCTTAGTACTGCCGGGATGTGCCAGGGCGCTGACCTGATAATTTTTGACAAACAACAAGCGGCTCAATTAATCGACGTATTACAACGATGGATTGATGGCGGAAAAATAGATTAGCATCCAGCCTGCTGGAATGTGGAGGGGGAATATGAACAGTAGAGAACTGTTTCAAAAATGGTGGGAAGAGTTCTATGAGACAACGCCACTTGAGACGTGGGACGAAATTTACTCACCGGAGCACGATTACTTTGTTGATCAAGATATAGACGGACAATATGACGCATGGAAAGCCAGTCGAGCAGCTATCGAGATTGATATTGACTGGCCTGAAGCCAATGACGATTTCTGGAAAGATGGCGAGGATGGCGCTTATGCCAGTGGGCATACTGATGGTAGACAGCAAACCACGGATGCGGTGGTAAGAGCAATTCGCGCCGCTGGTCTTACAGTAAAAGGGGACAGCAAGTGAGCGAGTTGAAACCTTGTCCATTTTGCAACAATCCTATTATTGGTCTTAACGTTGACAAGGCTGTTTACGGAAATAAATGGAGTTTCGCCGATTGTCCGGCGTGTGGTTGTCGTGGCCCGTTTGGGTTAACCGAAGAACAGGGCATTAATTTGTGGAATCAGAGGGTCAGCCATGAAGCAAACATACCTGCTTCGCAACGAAGCAATCAGAAATAACGCCATAGACACCATTCTCTCATTACCACTCGACGATAAGTCACCTCACGAAATCCACGTTAAAGAACCCAAGCGCACCAAAGCGCAGAACGACCGTCTCTGGCCGATGCTTCAGGACGTCTCGCGTCAGGTTCTCTGGCATGGACAGCGGTTAGCGCCTGAAGACTGGAAAGACATATTCACCGCGCTATGGCTGAAGACGAAGAAGCTTGAGCAACGAAGCGTACCCGGCATTGACGGCGGTGTGGTGCTGCTCGGCGTTCGTACCAGCAAGATGCGCAAAGCCAGCATGACTGAGTTGATCGAAATCATGTTCTGGTTCGGCGCTGAGCGAAACGTCAGGTGGAGTGATGATTCTCGCCGGGAATACGAATGGGCCCAACGAACAGGAAAAGCAGCATGACCGACAAATCAAATACCCCGCCAGAAGACAAAGACAGATGGCGCACCCCGCCTGAAATATTCCACGCACTGAACGCTGAGTTCTGCTTTGTGCTGGATGCCGCTGCCAGCTCTGATAACAGTCTGTGCAACCACTTCATCACCGAATACCAGGACACGCTCAAAACGCCATGGAATGAAGTTATGCCGGATATTCCCGGATATGCCTGGCTTAACCCGCCGTACAGCAAGCCGATGCCATTCGTGAAAAAAGCTGCTCAGGAGAATGCAGATAACTGGACCGGTGTAGTGATGCTACTCAACGCCGACTGTTCGGTTGGCTGGTTTCTCGAGGCGATTAAGACGGCGCACGAGGTAAGGTTTATTACTGGCGGTCGGCTGGCATTCCTGAGCGCATCAACTGGCAAACCGGTGTCAGGGAATAACAAAGGCCAAATGCTGGTTATCTGGCATCCATACCCACGCGCTGGCGATTGCCGAATGACAACTGTTGATCGCGATACGCTGATGGAATACGGCAGAAGAAGAATGAGGCCAGCAACGCTTAAGGTGGTCGCATGACACGACGACGAAGCGTTACCCAAATCGCGATAGACAATATGATTTTCCGCGTCACCACCCGCACTAAACGCAAGCCAGAACCAAACCCATCCGACATTAAATCATTCCCGTATACCGCTCATCTCACCCAGGTGAAATGGGACCGTATGCGTGCGAGGAAAAGACATGACTGACAATGTAAATCATCCCGATCATTACACACAGGCTGGCATTGAGTGCATAGACGCCATATCAGCCGCCACCATTAACAAGCATGGTATTCAGTCTGTGTGTGTCGCTAACGTGATCAAATATCTTTGGCGCTACGAGAAAAAGAATGGGCTGGAAGATGTGAAAAAAGCCCGCTGGTATCTGGAGAGATTAATTCTGGAACTGGAGGCCAAAAATGCTTTCTCCTGAATCCATCCGCCAGTATCAGGCCGAAAGTAATTGTCGCGCCGGATACTGCCTGCATTGCGGAACGAAACTCGCGATGGTTGAAACCTATGTTTGCGACCAGTGCGCCATAAACCTTTATCCGGACCCCAACACCACCATGTTTGATGAGGACGAGGAAGATGGTTAGCAAATACAGACGTTTTCTCACTGAAAAAGAGACTGCATACATCCGGCGTGTGGCAGGTAAAGCGCCAGCCTGGGTTATTGCTCGCCAGATAAAGCGCAAAGAGAAAGACATTTTCAGCTGGGGCTCACGCAATCACGTCAGTCTGCGAGTACCCAGTCATATTATGAATAAGTACTGGAGGGGTCATGGTAAAGGCCAGGAAACCGCCTAAGCCCAAGAAATGCAAATGCTGCCCTGAAAAGTTTATCCCCCGCACTACCACACAAACAGTCTGCTCCCCCAAATGTGCACTCCAGCTCGCTAAGCAACTATCCAGCCGCAAGCAAAAGCAGCAGGAGAAAGCCGAACGCGCCGCCTGGAATAAGCGCAAAGCCGATGTTAAGCCATTAAAGCACTGGGAAGATGCAACCCAGCGTGTGGTTAACGACTACATCCGGGAAAGGGACAGGGATTTACCGTGTATCAGTTGCGGAACATGGGTAACCGTTCAGTGGGAAGCCGGTCATTTCAGGTCAAGAGGCGCAGCGTCACACCTCAGATACAACGAAGACAATATTCACAAGCAGTGTCACCGGTGCAATGCCGAGTTATCAAGTAACGCCATTCCATACCGTGCGGCGCTGGTCGTGAAAATCGGCTCTGAACGCGTCGAGGCGCTCGAAAACAACAACACCCCACACCGATACACCCGCGAAGAACTGAAGAGCATACGCATGCACTACAGGGCGTTAATGCGCGAGTTAATCAAAACCAGAGAGGAAGCAGCATGACGACGCAAAATACTCTCGCGTTACTCAATATGTACCGGGCAATAAACGTACAGGCAGTGAGAACGCCATCAGGAATCGTGTTTATGGGAGTAAAAAACCTTCGCGAGGAGGAGAAGAGAAATCTTCTTTCCATTCCACAAGACGAGCTTGAGGCGACTCTAAGGTGGCAGCAATGAACTCTGTAACTCCCATCAACTCAGCACAGCAGCGCCACAAAGACCGGGAGATGCTGGAAAGCATCCGACACCAGAAGGAGAACCTCCGAAAGGTAATGGAAGGGCTGGAGCGCCTTGAAAGGGATTTGCAGAAGAACCTTGGCATTAATCCGGATGGGGGCGATGCAGCATGATCACAACGAAAGAGTTTGATATTGATACAGAAGAGAAGCTCGAACTGGCAAAGTTGTATGAGGCGCTTTATTACAACCCGGACACAGGTAACTTCTCCTCAAAACTTCATGCTGGCGTCCGGATGAGGTGCATCATTGCCAACAATGGATATATCTACGTTTGCTACGGCGGTAAAAAATACGCCGCTCATCGACTGGCCTGGTTCTATTATCACGGGCGATGGCCGAAAGAAGAAGTAGATCATGTCAATGGAAATCCATCTGACAATCGTATCAAAAACCTGAGGGAAGCAACTCGCGAGCAAAATACTCATAACCAGCGATTACGGAAAAACAACACTTCCGGAATCCGGTGCGTCAGCAAGAATCGCGCAAATGGGAAATGGAAAGTTCAGATTTGGCGGTTCGGTCAGCGATTTCAACTCGGCGAATATGCCGACAAATCAGAGGCTGCAAGAGTTGCGAATGAATTCCTGCGGAAAACAGACGAGGAGTTTTTCTGCGACGTTCGGGCAAAGCATGAATTACCTGATGACCAAATAGCACTGCTGGCGACAATCAAAAGGTCAAAAGACCTTGGCTTTAAACCAAGGCTTTTGCCAGAAAACAGAGTATGGGTTTCTCACATGTTAAATGCCTGGGGTCGGTGGGCATATAGTGGGATGAGCGAGAAATCTCAGGTTAGCCCAATTGCCAGATTCATGGAGTCAGTGTCAGGTCGGGGGGCCATTACATCTGACGGAATCGTGGCAATCATGGAAAGCCTTCACAACAGAGGTTACCACGGAGAAGATCTTATCAAGAAGATGGCGCAAATTATCGCAAATCTTAAACACTCAAGCGCACCGGCTTGCACCGATGAGGAAGGGATGTTTATGGATCGCATAATTCTGGAGTGTTTAGGTAATAAAACCGTACTCACCAGAGTGGCCATCAATTACTACGTTTACGGGCATGCTACTGAGACTATCGCGCAATATATTCAACGGATCACCAGAGGCTCTTTAACCATGCCTCAGGCTCGCGACAGAGTGAGGTGGTGCATTAGTTTAATTGAGGCAAGAGTTTATCACGCTGCAATGAAGGAGATTGATGAGGCTGAATTCACTAAATTTGCAGCATAAGTAATATTTATCCGAAAGTGCTTGCAAAAAAATTATTACCTGGTAAATTTGAGATATGCTCGGGAGCGTAAAGCGAAGAGCGGGGTGGTGAGATAACAGAGGCGGCTCTCACCACCGATTCCGCCTAGTTGGTCTAGCCACGTGATTGCGTGACGACTCCAACCATCGCAGGCTGAGAGGTCTGCAAGAGTCTAGGCAGTACAGGTTGCGAAAGTGACCAATGAAGCCCGAGGTTAACGCCTTGGGCTTTTTTATTTCCGGGTCAGAAGCACAGCGGTTGTGCGTTCGGCTGTTAACCGAATGGTCGAAGGTTCGAATCCTTCCTGTCCCGCCAAAATTGCCTGTAGCTAAGCGGTAAAGCACCCAACTCATAATTGGATGATCGCTGGTTCGAATCCAGCCAGGCGAACCACACACGAGCATGAGCATACCGCTTAAATAAGTCTCGATAGGTGCAGCCTGATCACCTGCCGTCAGCTCCACGAAACGGAGCCCATAACAGGTAAGAGCATTGCAGTTAAACATGCGGCCGCATTGTTAGTGCTCTTTCCGTTGTGGTGAATGCGCAGGCTGATGCGCTAGAGACGGCCCCCCCTTAATGAGGACTGCGCTATCTCTTGAGAAAAGTCTTGGGGCACACGATGCAAGAGAAAGCCGGAGTTCAGCACCGGCCACCACACAGTCGCATCAAAAAATGAGCCGAATCACTCCCGCATTCGGCTCATCACGACATTTTCTGTTAGCGCTTATCTAAACTCCGGTCGTCAACTCAATACCCTCATCGAACCTCTGCGGTAACTGGATAAGCGCTAAGCACAAAATAAAAAACCCAGCGCTATGGCTGGGCTTCGTGAATGAGCGGCATGAATTGTTAGCGCAATCCACGCCTGAAATGCTCGTAAATCCCGGTCACGAACAAATCAATGAATTACGCATTCAACGTATATCGGATTTGTTCAGTGGACTATCTCCAACATTCTTAATCTGAACAAATCCCCTAAATGGGGATAAGACATGAAAATGCCCGAAAAACATGACCTGCTTGCTGCACTTGTTGCGGCTAAAGAACAAGGCATAGGGGCAATCCTTGCGTTTGCAATGGCGTACCTTCGCGGCAGATATAATGGCGGTGCGTTTACTAAGACAGTAATCGACGCAACGATGTGCGCCATTATCGCCTGGTTTGTACGTGACCTTCTCGATCTCGCTGGCCTGAGCAGCAACCTTGCATACATCGCGAGTGTGTTTATCGGCTATATCGGCACTGACTCCATCGGTGCGCTAATCAAACGCTTTGCAGAAAAGAGAGCTGGAGCTGGCGATACCACCCGGCAATAGCCTTGTGAGGTGAGCATGAGCCAAATTATACCCTTGTTAAACTTTGAAGAAGGCTACAGCGAAAAACCATACATCGACACCGAAGGTTATCCTACAGTTGCCGGTGGCATCAGGATTGGGCCCAAAGGCGCAGCGCTAAGTAATTACACCTTCACCGTGCCACGCAACGTTGGCGACGTATGGTTAGAGAGCTTCGTTAACGCAACGGTTCTGAAGATGAATTTCAACCCCGCGATTGTCTCTGCACTCAAAGCAAGTAACGGCCCGCGCCGCGACATTCTAATCAGCATGGCATATCAGATGGGCGTAAATGGCCTGGCAGGATTTAAGAATACGCTGGCGATGATCGCTGACGGTAATTTCTCCGGCGCCGCTAACGGCATGCTATCCAGCTTATGGGCGAAACAAACCCCCAACCGCGCAAAGCGTCATGCTGAAGTAATGCGTACCGGTGACATGAAAGCCTACGAAGGATTACTCAAATGAAAATCCGACTCGTAGACGACTGGCGTCACTGGTGGCGATGGAACTCCACGAAGGTCATTGTCGCTTTGGGCGCACTGCCGACTATCTGGTTTGAGATGCCCCCTGAGTGGAAGGCTGAAATCCCGTCAAGCTGGATGAGGGCAGGCGCGATTGTCCTGATGATCATCGGCGTTCTGTCCAGGATGACATTGCAAAAGCCACCGGAGAAGAAAGATGGGAACGATTGAATTAATCCTCTCTGGCCTGCTGGCGTTTGGCCTTGCTGTGCTGTGTGCTTTCGGTATCGGTCGCAGCGGTGGCAAACGAGATGCAGAGCAGAAAGCTGAAGCTAAGCGTATCGACGAATACATTCAGGCAACCAAAGCAGTCACTGAAAAGCGCATTGAAGCATCGAAAGGAGCCGCAGATGTTCAGCAGAGTGTTAACCGTATGCCTGATGATGATGTTGATCGCGAGTTGCGCGAAAACTGGACCCGCAAAACCTGAGGTCATTGATACCGCCTGTGACTGGGTTAAGCCCATTTACGCGACGGATAATGACTGGACCGTGCTGGACAGGCAGACGAAGAGAGACATTCTGGCGCACAACAAGGCATGGGTTAAAAACTGCGGGCCTAAGCAATGAAGAAACGAGAGCGCCAGATAACAGCACTCTACGGCTTCTCACTAATTCGTGACGACATCCTGAAGCATGCATTCCCACCCAAGCGAACCGCTACACAATCGCTAATAGCATTCCTGCATTACACGCTAGACCTGATCGCCATGTTCACTCTGGTAGGAGCGGCGGCAGGATTATTTGTCTGGTCATCTCAATATCTTTAATGGAGTCATTCATGCCGCTTAAGAAATGTCGAAGCAAAAAGGTTGTCGGCGAAAACATCGCAACCGAAATGAAAGCCGGTAAACCAAAAGACCAGGCTATCGCCATTGCCATGAGCAAGGCTGGCAAGAAGAAACCAAAGAAAGGAGCTAAGTAATGATTAATCAACCATGGCCAACGTATTCAGACGCTGGCGGCACTTTCGTTCTTGGCTTGCCGATCAAGACATTAAAGCAGGCTGTAGACGGCTCCGCAGAAGCAACATTTGACGGCCCTTATCAGTCTCAATATCTGTCACCTCTGTTCATGTCCACATTCAAGCCGGTAGTGGGCGGATACATCTTCCAGAGCCAGTACGGCGAATTGCTGTATATGAGCAAAACATCATTCGAAGCTCAGTACACTGCAACCAGTACCCCGATCGCATGGTCATCCGTAACCGGTAAGCCTTCAACGTTTGCGCCAGTTATTGGCACGACTGCTACTACTGCGATGGCCGGTAACAAAGTGCCGACTTCAACAGAGCGCGGCGGCGTACTGCAGCAGACAGCTGAGGCGGCACTGGCCGCACAGACTGTTACCGATATTGCTACGGCGCAAACTGCGGTGAATAACATCGTCACCAAAGTTAACTCCATCCTCACCAAACTGAAGGCTGGCGGCGAACTGGCTTAACGAGAGGCAAAAATGAAACAACCGAAAGCATCACAGGGCTTCGACAACCCAACCAAGTTTCGCGAAGAGTGGGACAAGCAAACTGCTGACAAGTAGCCATTACAAAGCTCATCTACGGGTGGGCTTGATAATGATTAACGAGGAAACAGATATGGCAGCACCAAAGGGCAATCGATTCTGGGAGGCCCGCAGTAGCCATGGGCGAAACCCGAAATTCGAATCGCCTGAGGCGCTGTGGGATGCCTGCTGTGAATACTTTCAGTGGGTGGAAGACCATCCGCTGTGGGAGATGAAAGCATTCTCATATCAGGGTGAGGTAACGCAAGAGCCTATCGCAAAGATGCGGGCGATGACCATCACCGGCCTGACTTTATTCCTTGATGTCACGCTTGAAACATGGCGCACATATCGAATGCGAGAAGATTTATCTGAAGTCGTTACGCGAGCAGAGCAAATCATCTATGACCAGAAATTCTCTGGCGCAGCTGCTGACCTGTTGAACGCCAACATCATCGCCCGAGATTTGGGCCTCAAAGAGCAGTCGCAAGTTGAAGACGTGACACCTGATAAGGGAGATCGCGATAAGCGCCGCTCTCGCATTCAGGAGTTACTGACCCGTGGAAAACGAAGCGATTCTTGATGACCTGACAGAAGAAGAGCAGATTGAACTGCTTGAGCTTCTGGAGGAAGAGGAACGATACCGGGAAACGCATCTGCTTTATGAGTTCATACCATACGGCAAGCAGCGCGAATTTATTGATGCTGGCTCTGAATTCCCTGAGCGTTGCTTCATGGCCGGTAACCAGTTGGGTAAGTCCTACACTGGCGGCGCAGAGGTTGCCTTCCATCTCACCGGGAGATACCCCGGCACTAAAGGTTATCCGACTGATGGAGCATATGGCGAAGAATGGGGCGGTAAACGCTTCTATGAGCCTGTCGTGTTCTGGGTTGGTGGCGAGACCAACGAAACCGTAACGAAGACGACACAGCGCATTCTATGCGGTCGTATCGAGGAGAATGATGAGCCGGGATACGGGTCGATCCCGAAAGAGGACATCATCAGCTGGAAGAAATCTCCATTCTTCCCGAACCTTGTCGACCACTTGCTGGTAAAGCACCACAACGCTGACGGCGTAGAAGACGGCATATCAATCTGCTACTTCAAACCGTACTCACAGGGCCGTGCACGCTGGCAGGGTGACACAATCCACGGAGTCTGGTTCGATGAAGAGCCGCCATACAGCATCTACGGCGAAGGCCTGACCCGTACTAACAAATACGGCCAGTTCTCAATGCTGACCTTTACCCCTCTGATGGGCATGTCAGACGTCGTTACCAAATTCCTGAAGAACCCGAGCAAGGCGCAGAAGGTTGTCACCATGACAATCTACGACGCCGATCACTACAGCGACGAACAGAAAGAGCAGATCGTCGCATCGTATCCAGAGCATGAGCGTGAAGCGCGCGCCCGTGGCATCCCGACAATGGGTAGTGGCCGCATCTTCCAGATCCCGGAAGAAACCATCAAGTGCCAGCCGTTCGAATGCCCTGACCATTTCTACGTCATCAACGCAATGGACTTTGGTTGGGACCATCCTCAGGCGCAGATTCAGCTGTGGTGGGATAAGGACGCTGACACCATGTACCTGGCAAGGGCGTGGAAGAAGAAAGAGCACACGGCTGTTCAGGCGTGGGGGGCTGTGAAGCCGTGGGCGCAGAAGATACCCACTGCCTGGCCTCACGATGGTAACCAGCATGAGAAGGGCGGTGGTGAACAGCTGAAATGCCAGTACGCTGACGCCGGATTCAACATGCTGCCTGAACACGCGACATGGCCTGATGGCGGAAACGCCGTTGAGCCAGGGATAACTGAACTGCGTGACATGATGCTTGATGGGCGCTTCAAGGTATTCAACACCTGCGAGCCGTTCTTTGAAGAGTTCCGCCTGTATCACCGAGACGAGAACGGGAAGATCGTCAAGCTCAATGATGACGTCCTTTCTGCAACACGTTACGGCTACATGATGCGCCGCTTCGCTAAGTTGATGCGCGACATTAAAAAACCGAAAGATAAAAAGATCCCCGCCCCGATTAGACCAGTTTCCAGAGGACGATAATGGCTGATAAAGAAAACAGGCTGGAGAGCATTCTGTGTCGATTCGACGCAGACTGGACAGCCGGAGATGAAGCCAGAACGGAGGCGAAGAACGATTTATTCTTCTCTCGCGTCTCTCAGTGGGACGACTGGCTTAGTGAGTACACCACATTGCAGTATCGCGGGCAGTTCGACGTTGTGCGCCCGGTAGTCAGGAAGTTGGTAGCAGAGATGCGCCAGAATCCTATCGATGTGCTTTACCGACCGAAAGACAAAGCCAACCCTGACGCGGCTGATACGTTGATGGGTATGTATCGCACTGACATGCGGCATAACTCAGCGAAGATAGCTGTAAACGTGGCGGTGCGTGAACAAATCGAAGCAGGTGTTGGTGCGTGGCGCATTGTCACTGAGTACGAAGATCAGGACCCAACCAGCAACAACCAGATTATCCGGCGCGAGCCAATCCATTCCGCATGCTCCTGTGTGATTTGGGACAGCAACAGCAAGCAGATGGACAAGTCAGACGCCCGACACTGCACGATTATTCATTCAATGAGCAAGGAAGGCTGGAAGAACTTCGCCGAGGATAACGACCTCGACGAGGACGACCAGCCAACATTCCAGAGCCCTAACGATTGGGTATTCCCCTGGCTGACTCAGGACACGATCCACATCGCCGAATTCTACGAGGTTGAAGAGAAGAAAGAGACGGCTTTTATCTATCAGGACCCGATTACAGGCGAGCCGGTTAGTTACTTCAAACGAGACATCAAGGACGTCATCGACGATCTGGCAGATCGCGGTTTCATCAAAATTGCGGAGCGCCAGATTAAGCGTCGCCGGGTATACAAAACCCTCCTTTCCTCAACTGATATCTACCAGGACAAAAAGCTGATTGCGGGCGAGCATATCCCGATTGTTCCATGCTTTGGCGAATGGGGATTTGTAGAGAGCAAAGAGGTATATGAGGGCGTCGTAAGGCTGACGAAAGACGGCCAGCGCCTGCGCAACATGATTATGTCGTTCAATGCTGACATCGTCGCCCGCACTCCGAAGAAGAAGCCGATATTCTGGCCTGAGCAGATAGCAGGCTACGAGCATATGTACAGCGGCACCGACGACTACCCCTACTACCTTCTCAACCGCACCGATGAGAACACCGGCGAGCTTCCTACTCAGCCTATATCGTACATGGAGAACCCGGAAGTACCTCAGGCCAACGCCTACATGCTTGAAGCGGCCACCAATGCGGTGAAAGAGGTTGCCACCCTCGGTGTGGATGCCGAAGCGGTAAACGGCGGTCAGGTAGCGTTCGAGACCGTCAACCAACTTAACATGCGCTCTGACCTTGAGACGTATGTCTTCCAGGATAACCTGGCTACCGCCATGCGCCGCGACGGGGAGATTTACCAGTCAATGGTGAATGACCTGTATGACGTGCCTCGTAACGTTACGATCACCCTTGAAGACGGCAGCGAGAAAGATGTGCAATTGCTGACCGAGACGGTTGATTTAGTCACTGGTGAGCGCGTGGTACTCAACGATATTCGTGGTCGCTATGAGTGCTATACCGATGTTGGCCCGTCATTCCAGAGCATGAAGCAGCAGAACCGCGCTGAGATTCTGGAATTGCTTGGTAAAACCCCGCAAGGCACACCGGAGTACCAGTTGCTGTTGCTTCAGTACTTCACTCTGCTTGACGGAAAAGGCGTTGAGCTTATGCGTGATTACGCCAATAAGCAGCTCATTACCATGGGAGCTAAACGTCCTGAAACGCCAGAAGAACAGCAGTGGCTTATGGAGGCGCAGCAAGCCAAACAAGGCCAGCAAGACCCGGCAATGGTTCAGGCTCAGGGTATTCTCCTGCAAGGTCAGGCTGAACTGGCTAAAGCACAGAATCAGACGCTATCACTGCAAATCGATGCGGCTAAAGTTGAGGCTCAAAACCAACTCAACGCAGCCAAGATTGCAGAAATCTTCAACAACATGGACCTCAATAAACAATCTGAGTTTAGAGAGTTCCTCAAAACCGTTGCTTCATTCCAGCAGGACCGCAGCGACGACGCTCGCGCAAATGCTGAGTTACTCCTTAAAGGCGATGAACAGACGCACAAACACCGCATGGACTTCGCCAGCATCCTGCAATCGCAGAGACAAACTTCACCTTCCGGCAGTGTAGCCGAGACACCTCAATAAGAGAGAGTTAATCATGACCGATACCACCGAAATTCAGGGCTCTGAAGGCCAACACCTGCACGTCGATAACGCGGCGGCATCCGCAGTCGATACAACGACACATGCCAGTGTCGAGGGTGTGCAGGATGAAGGATTCGAGATTGTCCTGAAGGACGATGAGACCAAACCAAAACAGGACCCGGCAACCAACGCACATTTCGCGGCTAAACGTCTGGAGCGCAAGCGTCAACGTGAGCTTGAGCAACAGATGGAAGCAGTGAAGCGGGGAGAAGTACCGGAAAACCTGCGGGTAAATCCTGAGCTACCACCTCAACCTAACGCCAATGACTATTTCTCGGACGAAGCTCTGGAGAAATACGGATGGGATGCCAATCGGGCACAGGCCGCGTTCACTCAGGCCAATAACGAATGGCTCATCAAGGCGCAGGACGCCCGCAGCAATGCGGTAGCGGAGCAGGGACGGAAAACTCAGGAGTTTACCAACCAATCAGCGCAAGTCGTTGAGGCGGCTCGCAGGCACTACGATGCGGCAGAAAAACTAAACCTT